CAGGGTATGATCGGAGGCAGGCAGAGCAGCAAGCAGAGCAGCAGCAAGCAGAGCAGCAGCAAGCAGAGCAGCAGCAAGCAGAGCAGCAGCAGGCAGAGCAGCAGCAAGCAGAGCAGCAAGCAGAGCAGCAGCAACTAGAGCGGCGGGGTCTAGGCGATGATTTAGAGCAACTTCAACTGGAGCAGTCCTTATTAGCAAGTCAAATAACAGATGATCAGGTTGGTCAAGATACTCGTTATCAAGAATTAGAAATAATACCAGAAGAAGAATATTTAGGATCAGAGGAAAGTAAAGAAGAATTATCGGAGGAGATACTTGAAATAGAAGGTTTGCAAAATTTAGTAATGAATGCTGATTTAGTTCATTTTGGTGCTGATTTGGAGGATGTAAAACATCTGGTAGAACTACCAGATGAACAGAAACGTTATGATATAGTAACACAGGTAAATGATATGATGGATGATATGTTATCCGTATATTCGTTGGATAAACGAACAAAAGGAGTTTTAAACACAATACATACAAGGATAGAAAGATATAAGCAACTGCGTGAAGAATTTTCAGTAAGAAATAATGAAGGTATGTTAAGCATACCCGTGCCAATTACAGATGATAATAAACCATTGGTAGATAGATTAACTAGGCAAAATGAGGATATTCCATGGTTAATTCCTGTAACTAAAGCAAAGAAGGTGTTGTATAATTTAAGAATATTTGATATAGATAGTAATAACGATGTTGTTCAATCAAATGATGAAGCGAGTGTATTAGACTATTATGATCTTTGGGATGAATATTATAGTAACAAGGCTCCTATCAATCAAAATAAGTATGTTACATTGCATAATAGATTAGATACTTTTAATACACATATCATAAATGATGCTTCAGTAGAGCATTTACGATCATTAAAAATAAAAGGGCGGCAGCATACAGTGTTAAATAATTATTTAAACTTCAATGCAACTACCATATCTAATAATACGTGTGAAATACCACCTGTAAAGAATTTAATAGGTGAAACACTTAATTTTTTACACAATATGCCGTTCTACACCACCGTATTAACAGAAGGTCAAACGTATAAAGAGAAGGATGATTTGATGAAAAGTGATGTATTGGATGTTAGATCGTTGTTATTATTGCCGTATGCTTATGTACGTTTTTCTCGCCAAAATTTGTTAAAAACAACTATTAACGAGCGCGTTCATTTATCTAGTCATTATCCTAGTTTATATAGATTATTATCAAAAAAAACACCTATAACAAGTAAAACAATAACCCCAGATAGTGTTTATGCAGAACCAGAATTAAAAAGTTTATTTACTCAATTAAATCACATGCCGCCTTCAGAGCTGATTATGAAAATGGACGAGAAGGATCGTTATTCCTTTTATTTAAATAAGGTAATACCTAAGAATGATGATTTATTTAAGATGATGCGTTCACGTATGGAAGACAGTTTATCATATTATGATCTTGTAAAGCAGTTAGAGGTTTTTTATATTTATGAAGAAAATGTAACAAATAGGTTGTTGCAGTTAATGAAAGATTTTCTAGTAAAAAGGATTAAAGCAAATAAGATTCACTTTAGAGAACGGCAACGTGCTTTTCAAAAACTAGCAATTAAACAAAGTAAGCGATATTTGAATTTAAGTTTAATGGAATTCATACCAAAAGATGTCGAGGATGTATTAAAATTATATTACTTAAATAAGGATGTAAATGAAACAGCGTCAGAGCAGTTGTTTAGAATCATGCATATGGATAGTGGCGGATTATACCATAGTGCGTTGTTGTTACAGATGTTGGATTTGCATGCCGTAGAAAAATTAGATAAGACCATTCAAGATAAATCGTTAGAGTTAAATGAAAAATTAGCAAAGACAAAGACCAAATGTAATAAATATGTGTTAGTAAAAAAATACATTACAATAGAGCAATTAGAAGCCGATCAAAACAAACAAATTTTTGTAGATAAGGAATATGATCAAACTAAATATAAGTTATTAGATCATTATGCAAATGAAAAAGAGAGTATGGAATTAAAAGAATTTATGATATTTTTGGTGGAACGTTTAATGCAAGAGCATTATTTAACCCAAGAAGAAGCAACCATAGAAACACAAGCTATACTAAAAGGTAAACGATTGGTAGAAAATAATACTTATGCAGTGTTAATTATACAAGATAGTGGAATTACAGGAACGCAATATTATAAAAGGACGAATGATGAATGGGTAGTAGATAAATCTATAGATGAAAATGTATTTGCTTTAACATCGGAAGATTTTTGCAATACAAATGATAGTTGTACATTTAATAATAACGAATGTTTGGATGTAAATACCATAAAGCAACAACACAGTAAGCAATTAATAGATCGTATAGTAACACAAATGAAAACAGAGTATTACTTATCAAAGCAGGAGTTAGATCAATTATTTAAGCATAATTACAATGATAGTTTTCGCGGGTTTCGTATGTTACAAGAGTATACTAATAAGATGTTATTTGAATATGATATGTTAAAACGTAATATAGCGATAGAGATGGAAGAGGGAGAAGATGTAGTAGAATCACCATATAAATCCTTAATAGATACTATATTATCCGAAGCTGATATAACCAAGAAGTATGAGTATATAGTAGAGTTTGTGCAACAATATACGCGTTTGCCGAATACTACAGAGCAAAAAACATGGTTTTATTGTAAAGAAAGTAATATACCGTTATTGCCCATGTTTTATTATTCTTTGGCGTCTGCTTACAAAAATCAATCTACGTATGAAGATGCCCTAGCATTAGTAGTAAAAAATAATGGAGTAGTAAGTGATAACTATATAGTAGATAAAAACAGTGGTCATGTGATTGCTCCTATACAATTTAATTCAGAGGAAGGATATACGGTAGATGGATTTAAAGAAGTAACAAGGGATTTATTATCTAAGGAAGAAAAAGTAACGGTAGCATCGGAGGAAGTACTAGAAAATATCCCGAACACGGAAGAAACGAAGATGATGTATAATATAATACACACTTTAAATTCGCATATGGGTATTCGAATGACGATGAAAGATGTAAATTTAGTTGTACTACAAACCAATGAGTTTTTTAACAATGCATTAGAAACAGAAGAACAATATGAGGTACGATTTAAGTTGCAGGCTAAGAAAGGCAAAGATTTACCGAAATATGATGAACATAAAGATTTCTTATTGTTATTGTACACCACTACTATCTTGTTTACCGTAATACAAACTAAATTTATAAATGAGCAAATTAAGAAATCGGTACCGGGATGCTTAAAATCATTATCTGGTTATCCATTAGACTTAGAAGATACTAAATTCAAGGGGTTAAATTATATTGCGTGTGTAGTTCATAAGTTAAAATCAAGTATAACTCCGTGGTATAGTATAGGAAAATTAAAGGCAACAAGTTTGGTAAAAAAGATGAAGATTATAATAGATACAAGTTTATTAGAGAGTAATTATTTAAGAGAACGTCGTGAGTTGTTTGATCAAATGCAAAAAAAACAAGTGCTATTTAAAGATATACCCGATGAATTAAATGTAAAAACATGGAAGCAATTCGTACCACCATTGTATGCTTATACCATACATCAGCCAGATCCGATAGCAGGTCATGTAAAAAAATCGTTGTTTGCGAACAAAGATGGTTATTCCATTGCATACTTAAAGATGGTTCAAATGTCGTATCGTATTATGCATAATATCAATACTATAGTAACTAGTGAAATCCCTCATTTTATGGGTGAAGATGGACCTTACAAGGATAATACGTGTTGTGAAGTATTAGTAAAAGATTATTCATCTTGTTTGGATTATTTTGTAAATAAAAAACCTGAAATAGGTAAGAATATACTTTCACATCAAGAGTTAAGTGGGTTAATGGATAGAGTAATATCATTAGATAAACCATTATGTATGATTAATGATTTAGGTTTTACAAAAACTGATAATCCAGGCGTAGTAATTTATTCAGAAAGTGTTATATATAAAGCGTTTATACATTACTGTAAAATAAACAAGGAAACTAGTATAGATCCCAGTTTAAAAATGATATGTATAGATAATAAGAGTGCATATGAGGAGGACGATTCCATAGAAGTTAAAATAAGGAAAATGAAGCAAGAAGGTAAGATGTATTCTATAGAATCATTGTATCAATTGATGCAAGTAGTCAATTCTAAAAATATCATATATATTTCTAAATCGTTTACAGGTATATCTAGATATCATATGTTAGAGGAGACGCTACAAGAATTAGAATCAGAAAATAATACGGAAATACCAGTAGAAATACAACAATCTTTAAAAACGTTAATGGATACATTTGATATTACGATTGAAAGTAGAACAAGAGATATGGTTACAATAGATAGATTAATAAAAACAGAATGGAAGCAATTAGAAAAGCAATTAATAAAGTTAAAGAAAACAAGTGAAAAAAAAGAAAAAAAAATACTGGACACGTTTATAAAAATAGTAAATACTAATCATAGTTCTAATTTGCAGTCTTATATTATGTATATTAAAGAGTTTATCCTATGTATATGTAAAAAATTTCCTCAGATGATAATAAATAAAAGTGATTTTCAAACGATACCCATTCCAAAACATTGGAAAATTACATCCTTTAATCATAAGATGGATTTAATACAGTCAGTTGCTAAATATTATAAATCTTTTATGGAATACTATGATAATGATGATATAAATAAGGTACTTGCTCTTATACTAGATAGCGCGGATAGTGTATTAAAGTTTATGAATGCATTACCTTATTTTTCGTCTTATACAGATGAACAACAAGTTAAATTTTTTCATGTAATAGATGAAACAATGATAGAGAATTTATATAACTTTTTATTGATGAAAACTCTGACACTGTATATAGATAAAATAGATCAAGTAACGTCTACGCATGATGGATTAGGCGCCGCACAAGAAGAGGATATTCGTGTAGTTTTGGCGAGAAAAAAGACGATACAACAATCAATAAATAGTTTGTTGTTAACTTATATAAAACATTTTAATGACCATTACGAAACAAGTGAACCGGTGTATAAAGAAATCAAAAAACGTACGTTATATGCGAAGGAAAAAGAGAAAATAGAATTAGTGCAATATATGAGTGTAATGACGGATGAAGAACGAAATGCAGAACAGGCGTTGCGAGCAACAGGACAAGGTAGATGGGCTACTGGACAACAAAAAGGGTATAAAGAATATCAAGGATCAACCTATGATGAAGAAACACGTGTAGCAAGAGAAGCCGCAGGTACGATAGATTTTACAGGGGAGTATATGCGAGAAGAAGAAGAGATAGTTGATATGGAAGATCAAGCAGGATTTGATGAAGAGTCGGATGCTTTATATATGGGCAATATAATGGAGGATGATGATAATGATGAAGGAGGCGAATACACATTAGATCCTGTAGACAATGAGTAAGATAAGTTTTATTAAAAATATTTCTGTATAGTATAGAAAATGTTTCGTTCTAGTATAACATTGTTGTCAAAAGCAATAACGGTAGTACCAAAACCAAAACCAAAAACAATAGATTGGAAAGGTATTCCGGATTATGATTTAGACGTAAATCCATATAAAATACCATCTGGACTTATAGATCGGTATACAGAACAATTAAAAACTGTATTAGAGAAAAATAAATCTAATAAATAACTATAATGGAAGAACTACATTCATGGTTTTATATAATTTTTGTATATGTATTAATCGTAATTAAAGTCTATTATATGGTTACTTTAATTATAATACGTGTACAAAATAGTACAAATAGTATACTAGTAGAGTCAAATGTGATAAGTAAAAATATAGTAATGGGTATGTTGGCGATATTAATGATATATTTATTTCATCCCATTCGCCGAGGTATTGTTGTAGTACAAGGAGAAACAAAAGCATTGATGTTTTTGTTTGGTATATTAGGATTATTGGATATACCTTGGGATAAACCCTTTCAGGCATTACAGTTAAACACTACAATGTCGTTAACACAACAACAGTTCTCTTTTATACTAGGTGCAATAATTACCGTAGTAGTGTCAGTAGTAGTAGTATTTGTATAAATAAATTGAAATAAATATACGTATTCATGGTTATACTATAACTATGAATACGCGAGTAGAAATTATCTTAGGTTGCATGTTTTCAGGAAAATCTACCGAATTGTTACGTCGTTGCAATCGTTATCGTGCAATTGGAAAATCTATAATATTAATAAATCATGCCATAGATACAAGAACAGATAGTAGTATTAAAACGCACGATGGAACTAAGAATGTAGCAGTTAAATTAACTAAGTTAATGACGCTATTAGAAGATAAACAGTATAGGGATATGTTGTATGCTTCATCTGTAATAGGTATTGATGAATCACAATTTTTCGAAGATTTAGTAGAGTTTGTTTTAGCAATAGAACGTTTAAGTAAAATAGTTATTATTGCTGGTTTAGATGGGGATTCAAATCGCAAACCGTTTGGACAGATATTACATTGTATACCTCTTTGTGATGAAGTAGTAAAACTTACCGCCATGGATATGGTAAAAAAAGATGGTTCAGCGGCAATATTTTCAAAACGTGTAATTCAAGATAAGAAAACTGTATTAGTAGGTGCGGAAGAAAGTTATCAAGCGGTATCTAGAGAAAGTTTTCTATCTAATAGATAAAAATTTTGTGACTTATATAATAAGACTATAGTATAATGATATCGTATATTTTTGCCTATGGCAGTTTAGTAGATAAAGAGAGTCGTGAGTCTACTTTAAAAACAGATTTAGTCTATCCTTGTGTATTGCAGGATCATTTTATTCGTTTTTGGACATATCATCCGTGTCGTGAGGATCAGTTAGTGTTAGGAATGTCTCAGCATATAACTAAAGGAACTATAAATGGTGTTTTACTGGTAGTAGATGATTTAATGTTATCTAATTTAGATAAACGAGAACATAGTTATACTCGTATATCGTTATCAAAAAAAAATCTGATCATATCAAAGCAACTAGATTCGGATATTCCATTATATACGTATGTATTGCATAGAGATAGGGATTTAGAAGTAGAGGATAGTTTAGAGAATAGTAGATATATGCATATATGTTGTCGTGGTTTTTTGCAATATGGTGCCGGTTATTTAAAGCAATTTATAGAAACGACGGATGGTTGGAAATATCCGTGGATGGAGTATTATGTTAATAGTTATAAAAAAATATGCTAAAATAGTATAATGTTATCAAAAACAGCAATGCGTAAAAATAAAGTAGCAGTATCTATATTATTGTTTATAGTCGTATATGGTATATTTTATATAGCAAAACCTGCTTTTGCGTATAATGAAGATGGTACGTTAAAACCATTTGGTTTAGGCTATTCAAATAAAACAGTAATTCCGGCGTGGTTAGTTGCGATTATTTTAGGCATATTGTGTTATTATCTTATAATGGTATATTTTACCTTTTTTTAGATTTTATAATCTAACCCTATAGTATATGGCTAATCAACGTCGCACACGCAGAAGGTCAAACAAACGTCAACAAAAACTTCAACAACGTCGTACGAAGCGCGGTGGTTCCAAGAAGCGTGGTGGTTCCAAGAAGCGTGCTGGTGGTAGACAAGTAAATCAATTTTTCAAGTTAATGATGAACGCCAAAAAGAATAATTTAGAGAGTTTTGAATACAAGAATAAAAAGTACAAGCGCCAACAAAAGGGGCACTTAACTTTTTACAAGGCTTAAATGTAGTATATAATGGTAAAAAATAAGAGAACCATATTGTAGGTACATTTTGATAAATCGTTGATGATTTATGTACGGTAAATTAACATATCCTTGTACAACGCGTACGCTCATCCATTTCATAAAATAGAAAAAGCGTTTGTATAATGAATAAACTGGTACGGTAGTAATATCAAGATCAAGACCAATACCCCCATTTACTTCTAAAACAATAAACGATTTTCCTTGTTTTAGAAGATTATCAGATTTGTATTTGATATCATATCTTCCAATGTGATTACCTGGTATGGAATAACCAATACGATTTAGTTGTTTAACTAGTTTATTTGTAAGTAAGTCATTTCGTTTTATACCAGTTGGTATACCATTCCATATGTTATCAATGTATTCTTTACCATAATGTATAATAGATTCGTGATGGTTTGTGCGTTTTACACAAGATACATAGTTATAAGTGTTATTTTCAAATAGATAGGTTATTCCAATTTCATTGGGATAATCAGTATATTCTTCAATCATTGTAAATTCAGGATGAAATGTCCTTAAATAGATATCGCGTTCATGGGAATTGTTTATTTTATTAACACCGATACTAAAACTATCACAAGTATAAGGTTTTAAGATATAAGGATATTGAAATGTTTGTTCATTTTCTGCACTATAATATTTTGCTTTTACTCTAAATTCTGGAGGAACAAAAGATAAGGTATATAATTTATTATAATTACAGTGTTGATAGTCATGAGGATTAGAACAAATCATTAAATAGGTACTAACAAAAAATAGAATACATATATAGATAAACATACTGTATTAGGATATGCTTATTTCATAATTAATTAAACTTAAAATAATTAACTAGTACAATCAGCATTTACAATATAAATATAGGCAACATTAATGGCCATACATCCACTTAGTAATAACCATACTAATTCTCCAATAGCTTCTTTCATGACTATATATTTAAAGAACTCTTTTTTCAAAGAAGGATCGCTTGTAGCTTGAGAATTTAGTAAAGGTTGTAATCTTATCATACCTGCTTCAAAGTTTTCGGTAGTTAATTCATTAATCATGGTAGATACGTCACTGTAGATGTGGTTAATGCTTTTTAATAAAGCTTTGTCCTGTACACTAGATGCATCAATGCTATCAGGTGTTTTGAGCATTTTAAGAAAACTAGATTTAGCCCCGCTCATAAAAGCAATTAAATAACCTAAAGTATTGGAGAACGGGCTTTTCCATCCGGGAAAAATCAATAATAAAACGTTGATAGTACAAAATATTCCGACCCACGGTAACATGGTAGCAATAAAAGCGGTCACTAGTTGATCCGTGTCTTTACAATTGTCTTTAGCGATCATAGAATTAAGTTGAAATTGTATAATAATTGTGATTAATAGATAACCAAGTATCCAGAATTTATCAGTTGCAGTACCAAATATAATTTTAAGAATGATATAGATAAATGTTATAACAATAAACACACCAAAACATGTTGTTATATCGCTGCTTAGTTTAGTTGCTTTATCTTCAGTAGAAGTTTCATCACTCATATAGATATTGAGTATAAATTTATTTCTAATAATAGAAGTAAATACTATGAATTATATAGAAGGTCCGAGTTTAATAGAACCGGGTACTAAATATTTTTTCAAGTCTACCTTAAAGCAATGCAATGCTGTAAAACAAAAGCATATGAATAAATTGTATAATATAACATTATTGTTGTTATTTGTATTTATAGTAGGATGTGTCATGTTTTATAATTATAAAGGAAGATTAACTAAACAAGAGATTTATATTAAGCATGAAAAAGAGAGACAGTATATATTAGAAACAGTTCGTAAATTAGACGACGACCGTCAAAAAGAAAGTCAACAAAGAATAACAAATTTGCCGATACTAGCATAATAAAATCTAGATTCACTATATATGAATGAAGAATGTCGTACGGCCATTGAAGATTATTATACCTTAAAAAAGGATTATGATCAATCGTATGCTACAAAACGAAAGGCAATTATATCGGATAACCGTATAGGTAACACAAAACAAAAAAAACGAGATGCTATTAAAGGTATAAAAATGGCATGTGTACATTGTAAACGTCTTGTCGGTAGTTTATTTTCAACCGAGAATCGTACATTGATAGCCAAGTGTGGTGATATGGTTGCGCCTTGCCCTTTAAACATAAAGATATATAAAGGTCGTGTAACAAAATTAGACGATGATTTTACACTTTGGTATGAGGATTATATTAAAGAATTAACAGAAACAATAGTTAAAACAAAATTGGATGTGTTGTTTCAATATATTACCGAAGAGGATGCGGTAAAAGTATTTCAAGAAACAAAAGAGCAATTAGAATTATATAAAATGGGATACAATACTGATTTTACATTATATTTAGAAAAAACGTCTAATAGTGATAATCTTCAAGATTTATCCTCATCCAATAAAAAACTATTGGATTTTAAAGGTACTCTTAAAGAGTTATTAGAGGGTTATTATAAAACAAAAGACAAACGAGTATTTGAGGAAATAGTAGGTATTTATGTAACAAATATAGTACCTTTATTAGAAACAATAAGAGAGTTGAAATATAAATACATACAATTAGAGTATGATTCGGACGATGATATAGTTGAATTAAAAACGAGAACGTATCAAATACGTGATATAGAAACAAATACAAACGAGGAAGATGAACCAAGGGTTTTATCAAATATAAAATAACTATATAGAATATAATGAAATATATCAATTTTTCTTATTTTTTATGTGCTTTGGCGATAGGCTTATTTTTAAATTATATTCATAGTCCAGAACAAAAAGTGATTTATGTTTATCCTACACCAGAAAACACAAAAAAGATTCTATATAAGGATTATGCTGACAATTGCTATCAATATAAAGCACAAGTAGTAAAATGCAATAATGATGCAAAATCAATTCCTGCTCAAGTTTAATGAAATAATATATCTTTATATATAATGGAGTTTAAGAGATTATTGAATTCGGAATATGGTATTAAATTGTTATCTATTATTTTAGGTTTAGGATTAGCAACATTATTCCGTAAAGTATGTAAGGGAAGAAATTGCATGGTATTTAAAGGTCCGCCGATGGACGAGGTAAAGAAAACCATATATAAAAAAAATGATAAATGTTATCGTTTTACCTATGATAATGTAGATTGTGATACAAAACGTTCTATTATAGAATTAACAGATGATAGAGATGAGGTAAACAATGAGACGCCGAATATAATATAGTGTATTTATATATGCCGAAAAAACATACGCGTAAGCACGATTCTATAAAGGGCATGTCGTCTATGCGGAATTATTTTAAATGTATAGACAAGGAAAATAAAAAACAATTAACTAAAAAAGAGTATAAACGTGTAAAAGGTATTCAACATAAAATAAAATTCAATGCAAAATTAAAGGCCCCTGAAATTATTATAAAGATAAACAAACACATTTTAAAACGAAAAAGTAAATTACCTTCCACAGCAATAGCAGTTGCTCATCGGATGATTGCTACAGCAAAAAATGATATTAAGAAAAATAAAAAGAAAACGCAAAAAAATATCAATGCAGAGGAGATGGTGTTATTAAAAAGATACCATGATGATTTAACGAGACAAATTAAACATAATTGTTAGGTCTATTATTTATAAAAGTATATTATGCGTAAATAATAGACAAGCTTACATCTTTAGTAATATAAATGGATACTACTAGTATAACTTCTTTGCCCACTAATACCGGTGGATCTGCTATGCAATATCAAACACAACCTGTACAACAGCAAATGCAACCACAAATGCAACCACAAATGCAAGGACAAATGCAAGGACAAGGACAAATGCAAGGACAAATGCAACCACAAATGGGCGGTCTTCAAGTAAATACGGTATCTAATGTCTCGCCGAGTTCAGGCTATAATCCTAATGTAACGCAACCAGCACAAGCACCTCCAACGCTAAGTAAAGATATGATACAAGAGGTATCCGCTAGTATACAAAAAGCTAGCGAAGACGGTTCTACCAAATTACCATCGCGAGACATATCGCGAGACACATTACATTTAGCAACGGATGTGCAAGTAAACGCGGATCATGTCCCATTACAAGAAAAAATGCGAGACTATATAGGTGATTATGATGATACGCAGGAGGTAATTAAAAAACATATGGAAGAACAGGCAAACTATAACAGATTAGATAATGTATATAATGAGATACAGACGCCAGTATTGATTATGTTGATTTACTTTTTGTTTCAATTACCTGTAGTAAACTCTATGGTGTTTAAAGTATTTCCTCGCCTGTTTCACAAAGATGGAAATCTAACTATGAGTGGTCTGTTTTTAAAAACTATGTTGTATGGTGCTCTTTATTACGGTATTATGAAAGGGATCGCTTATATCTAATCCATAAATTGAAACAAAATGTTTCAAAACAGGTAAAGATATCAAAGTAAACATGCCTTTTCGCACAGATGGATCCTCGCACACCAACGGCATCGCCAATGAAGTGGGAAATGTAGCGTATTTCAACGCTAATCCCAATTGCAATATCAACACGCGATTGCGTGGTGGCGAAGAAACGTCACTTGTATGGGAAGCACAGGGAGGAACACAACAAAAGGCAGATGCGTTTTGTGGTCATGCCGATGGTCGCTTAGACAAGATATCCATAAAAAATCATAAAAATAAAACAAGTACCTTTGATTTGGAAAACACCAGTATGGTAGACTCCTTGTTTCCAACGATTAGGCAAGATATTGCCGCATATAAAAGCAATTATGCTGGTGCTACAGAGGTAACACGCGCGATTCGCGCAGAGTCTAACACCTTGTTTTCAAGTGCATTGGACAATTGCACTAGCGAATTGTTGAAAGCGCATATGGAACGGGTATTTGCTAAATGTATGACGTGTCCCTACATTATAGTGCGAAATGAACCAAAGCGTCAACTACAAATGATACGAACAGAAAATCTTCGTCCATTGTTGTTACTTGCCGAAGGAGCAATGTTTATTTTGAAAAAAGGGCGGGGGAAAACATCTCGCCAACTTTGGACCCGAGACTTGGTCGGAAATGAGGTCAACACCAATCTACGAATTAGGTTGGTGTTGAACAATGGTGTAAGCGCGTTGCTTGGATTAAGTAGTAAAAATAAGTCATCAGTCCCCAGTATTAAGATCCAGATGGATAAGGTAGATAGTTTTGTTAGTCAGTGTGAGGATTTGGTGGCGGATTCGTATTAACTGTAAATCAGTGTTTAGAAATTGAAGCCCTCAAGAAAATCTGTTTGTCTATCATAATATTTTTTAGACGCTACATTAAGAGTTCCTCCATCATTAATTTTTTTAGCTAATTTAGTAAGTTTTATCATTTCTTTTATAATATATTTAATTGATTCCAAAGTTAAAAGTATTTCATTAGACCAATTTTTAAGATGTTTTACATTACGAAAATATCGAACATCTTTTAATGAAACTGTTTCGTATGATGGGTCATATAACATATTACCTACCTTAACTACTATATGAGTTATTACAGTAAAGTTTTGTTTACTATAAGCAATTGTCGAAACAGCATGTGCATTTGCTCCAGGGTAATTAGCATTAATACTATCACATAAATATAGAGAATTACTCCCACATTGTCCTTTTGTATTATGTAGTTTTTGATACGTATGCATCGCTCGGATTACTTTTTGTGCAAAATTGTCTAAATCTTCTTCAAAATTGTGTTTTTGCTTACTCATTTTCGGCATGGTTATCAAGATAAAAAACCTATTTTTAACTTCAATTTATATCGTTGCTAACCAGTTAAATTGCTTAAATACGTAAACCGAGATTGAACAATAGGAATTACATCTTGATTAGCATCATTTACAATACATTTTCTATTTAAATTTTTTGCTGCTTCAGCAGTAGTACCTGAACCGCACATGGGGTCATAAACAAAATCGCCTTCGTTGGTAGAAATTTGAATCAGTCGTTCAAGAAGTTTAATGGGTTTTGCGGTTGGATATTTTCTTCCTTCGCTTCCTTGACTAATGGAATGGATATCGTCCCATAGGTCGGTGCATGGTTTTCCAGGATTTTCGTGTAGATATATTTTTTTGTAGAGTTTAGCGTTTGCTTTGGTAGGTAAATGTATTCGGTCGTCTTCAATAAGTTTGGTTAGTTGACTTTCTTTGATTCTCCAACCGGCAGCAGGATTAAACGTTTTCTCGCCAATGGTTACGGAATACATATATCCTTGTTTGGTATTTTCAGTCACGAGGTGACCAAGGGAGTAGTTGCCTCTATGGTCTTTATTTTTAAAAGAGTTAGCTAGATAGGTTGGATCTTTTTCTTGATAGACGAGGTTAAATATATGGCGTGGTCGTTTGTTGCATTTGAAAATGATATCCATGACGGACCCAAGTTTAGTTTTAACATTGTTTTTGGACCGACATTTTTTCCAGAAAATGGGTTCAACCATTTTAAAGGTTTCTCGCAAAACCTTTTCGGGGATAAACATGCAAGAAGAAGAGATATGAAAGAACAGGGTACCGTCGTCATCCAGCATCTGGTAGAGTTTTTGTACATTAACGCGTATAAATGTTTCATAATCACTATCTGTCCATTTATCAGAAAAACCCAGTTCGCTGTTGCAATTTAGTTTATACTCTCTATCGGAATTAAAAGGCGGGTCAAAATAGATCATTTTAAAGGTTTGACTAGTAGGAACATTCATAGAACTGCCGATAGTTAATGTAATATCTTCGCTAAGTGTAAACAGACTCATGTATGTTATAGATATATATATAGGATTGTATTTAATCAATTTATGAATAATCTAAAAATTTAAATCACTTTTTAGATTATTCATAAATTGATTAAACTATTATAATAAGTATTATAGTTTAAATAATGTCTGCTGTGGTAACTACTGTTGCGAAAGTACCAATCACTTATGAACCTACTCTATACAATGATAATTATGTAGATTATTTGGGTAAATATTCGTGGAGGCAATTTGAAGAGTTTGGCGTGAAATGTCCTTGTAGTAAGGGTTCTAAGATATATAGAAATAAAAATTCATTTAAGCATCAACATTGTGGTACGAAAAGACATAATGAATATTTGGAAAAATTAAATCAAGAACCAGAAGAAACATCGTTGCGTGGCGATGATGATGGATTTACAAAACAACTCAAGGCATTGAAGATCCAAATGGTAAAAGAGCATGAGTCATATCAATTGGAAAAGCAACTAAATCAAAATCTACAAAGTCAAATCAAATACATTATTGGCGAGAAAGAAGAAGCGGAAGCGGAAGCAAAACAAGCAGGAGAATACGTGCAAGAAATGACGAATAAGGTAACGGAACTAGAAACCAAACTAAAAAAATATGAATTGATTACGCAAGAGATGATGAAAGTGGGTGGATATGAATTGGTTTAAATATAATATAACTATTTGCGAAAATAATCTGTAATAGTTGTTTGTTTTGTAGTTTTTAATGATAATACTTCCGCTTGTTGTGTTTGTTCTAATTGTTTTCTTTTTTTTTGATTTTGATAATTATTAAATAAATCATCAATAAATATAATCATTATATTAGATTGATTAAAAATCTCCTGTAAGTCTTCTTTAGTGGCACTTGTTGCATTAAATTCCTTAAGTAATAATACAAATTTAGATCTTATTAATGATTGGTGAAAGTTAAATCTACGCACTTTTAACTCATTATATATGGCTGTATCATTTTTAAACTTTTCTGTTCTTTGTTTATTTATTTTATCATTATGATTCTGAGTTAGTTCAATTTGATTTTTCATTTTCCTTAAAACACACGGATAATCATCCCCCATCAATGGTTTAATTTCACAGTATACATTATAAAAACTTAAATATGTAGAACCGTTCGGTATATTATACCTCTTTTTATGTTGCATATTGATATCACAATTACAGGTATCTATATTATCATCACAACTGCATCGTGTCCATTCGTTATCTTGAAATATCATATCCCAATTAAATATACCTTCAAATTCGGTATGTCCATTGTCTATTAGAAGATGTGTAGTACACTTATTATTAAATACCATTTTTAGTAATTTTTGTACATTTTCATAATTTAAAAACAAATTTTGTAATTTATTATGTTCTGGTGTTTTGGTATTTTGAATTGATGATGGCAACGATTGATTAACACAAATATTATATATTATTTTATATTTTGGATGACGAAAAAATCCTTGGTTTAAACACCATTCCCGATAACTGGTATCATTCAATAATTTTGTAATTGGTTGTCCTTTATATTTACCAAAATTAACTTTTGGTAATTCTAATGAAGATGTGGTTAATTCCATTATTACTTTTATACTTAGGTGTTTATATTGTTTTACTATATATATAGTTTAACACCTATTTATGTAGTAGGATAAGCAGTATGATAACTAAAATTGTTACTGCTATTATTTCCTTCACATAGCAAGGATTCGTTCTAGTGCTTTTGGTTGTATGTCTGGTAGAACCGGGTGGCTTTCCCAGAAATACTTACAGTAACTCCATTTAAAGTCGCAGTCGTCAACATACCAATCGGTTTCTAGGAGGCGTTTTTTTATGTTAGCAGGCAGTAGATATAGACTGTTTTTGGGTAGCACATAACTAAGTTGAAAAAAGTTGGAAACGGGTGTTTCAGGTTTTCTCGCCAGGAGTTGTTTAAAGTTGTAAGGAATGTGTTTAATGAGATCGCTAAACAATGGTGGATAATCGTATTTGTAGTACCAATTCCAATCAATACATCCCTTAGTGTAGTATTCCATGTTCCATTCTAGGCCTTCCACATAGTTGATACAAATCTCTTGTCGTCGTGCATCGTTGATTTGAGTATCAAAAAGCATTTTATAGTATCTTTCTTCCCAATAGGCTTCGTAGGGGTTGATGTATTTTTCTATTTGGCGGTGTTTAGTAGGTATATTCAATAATTTAAATTCTTTTTCTTGGTCGTTGTTTGTAGGATAGTATTTTTTTTCGGCTTTCACTCGTTTTTTGTGTTCTTGCATAAAGAGTTGTCTTTCTTCCAGAGCGATTTCTTGAATAAGTTTTCTCACGTTTTTCCAGTGTATTTTCTCTCCATCGTATAGGCAATCACTGTTTTTAAACATTTCCCTGTATTTTTCAATAAGATAGTATATTCCATCGCTTCGGATATTTACGCTAGGAAAGTGAGGCATAAAGTCGTTGCCGAGTAGAAAGCACATGAATATGTAGTCGTACATTTTGTGTATGTAATTAACCTCACCATCATCGCCGGCGAGTTCAAGTGCGGTTTGTTGCCCGAGTAGTTTCATATCTAGAAGATATGTTTTATTTGCTTCTAATCCGCTGTGAATGCTTTTAATAAATTCAGGCGTTTCCCGGTATAAATAGATGTTATTACGATAGGAGAGGTGGTTGAGTCCAAGCATAATAAGATCAGCATCAAGACCATAGATAGCCGCATTTTTTCCAGTATCTTTAGTGTTACGAATATGTTGCATAATTTTGTGTTCTCCTTCACCGCAATGGCGTGATCCTGTAAAAATAACAGGTGGATTATGTTGTTTAAAGTGGTTGTTTACGTAGTCATCTAATTTTTTCATAAAACTAGTACCGGGTGTAATAGCACAAGTATCCCAATCTTTATCAGAATTTTTATTAAGAACAGTGTTAAGAATAGATTTTGTATATTGCCCTTTAAAACGGCGATCTCTTTGTTGTTTTAGTTTTGCGAAAGGAGCAATTCCATCAAAACTAATATATACGAGTTCTGTAGGTTGGATGTCGCTGATATATTGTTGTATTTGTAGGCATATTTCATTGTATATAACATAGTCATCTACTTCAACTTCAACTTCAATCTTTAGCGATTTTCGTATACAATCATAGATAATAGAATTGCTATCAAAATAAAGTTCGTGGATAGTATCTTTGTGTTGATATTTTTCTTGAATAATTTTTTTATGATTTTTGATAATGTATGAAAAGTAACTTGGAATACCCATACCATAGTATAGTAGCAATTCTTTAATATTAAGTAAGCATGTTAAATTTTAAAAATAATAAAATAAATATATACTATTATGACGGAATATTCAAAAAAGGAGGTAATAGTTGCTAGGATAGCTTATTATAAAGAATTAATATCTAACACTATTATCGCAATACAAAAATATAAATTAATGGATGTTTTAACTCATAATGATTTAAATTTAGGTATTTCTAATTTAGAGAAAAATAACGAGTTGATCACTTCATTAGAAATGATGTTAAAGGATAAAGATACTATTAAAGACGAACACATTAATATTTTGCAGGAGATAAATGATAATTTATCGGTTGTTTGTAAAAATTACGGAACGAATTCTATAGAAGATATTTTGTGTGTTTGTTATGGTACTTCTTTTGTAGCACCGTGGTTAAAATCCGTAAACCAGGAAAAATATAAAATTATAAATAAATATTTTCATCCCATAGGTTATAAATTAGTATCTTGTACCAAGACCAGACAAGTAAAACCAATAGAAAAAAATAAGATTATTGATGAAAATAAAATAGAAGAATTTGCAGATAATTTAGAATGTTTTGATTTAGCGAGAACAAATAAAAAATTTAGAATTCGCTTATTGGGTATGAAGGTAGTTATATTTAATGATGATAACAAAACGATGTTGATATTAAATGGTATAGTTGATGATATATTAATGTCGTGCATAACGAATGACTATATTCAATCTAATCAAACAAAACTAAATGCCTTAATAAAGAGTGAGACGGATGTAAAGTATTACGAGGAATATGTAAATACCATTATTTTAAAAGAATGGTTAGTGTATTCGGATAGCGAGTTGTTTCATAAATTCAAAGGGTATGATAGTCAATTAAAGTTAATAAAACAAAAATCAATTACTCAGGTAATAAATGATTTTGTGAATAATGATTTGTATTCGCAGCGTTCAGTATTAATTTTAATGTTATCACGCATGGATAGTGAAAATTTCAAGTATTTAGCATACTTGTTATATGATTTGTTGTCGAATGATAATAATGGTACCATAGATTCAATAGATCAAAAAATGTTGTATGAAAGTTTGCCGTGGAGTATAAAGACTAATTTCAAGGTAGCCATGACGGAAACCATTGATTATACGAATAATTTAATAAAGTATGAGCAGAATAAAATTCCATTAGAGCAGCAGATATGTTTATTAAAGACGACTGATGCAATAAAAGAAAAAGCGATGAGTAAATTGCGAGAAATTAAAGCAAAATCAGAAGATTCAGGTTCAAAATCGCGACAATATTTGGACGGTTTGTTACGTATACCATTTGGGGTTTATAGAAAAGAGGATATATTGACTTTAACTGCGACAACAAAGGATTTGTTTAAATCAGTAGTTACTGATGTAAATACGATACAACTGCTTTCATTAGATGAAAATTATGATTATAATAATTTAGAAATAAGAATGAACATACATAAGTTAAATGCACAATTAGATATAGATTCTATAGTAGAGTTATTGAAAAAATCAATAGGTAAGATGGTAAAATGTCAGATAGTATCGTTAGTAGATTGTATAAATAATGTAATTAAGAGCGATAAATTATCAGTTTCAAAAATAGCAATAACAGGAAAGAAACTACCGGAGATTAAGTCATTATTAAAAAAATTTGTGGATACAAACAAAAACGTAATTGATGTAGTATATTGGCGGCGTATTTACTATATGGATAATCATTCCACTATTACATCTATAGAACAAAATATAACACAGATTGCTAGCAATCAAGATAGTATCAAAGGTTATTTTAGAAATATAAAATCCACGCTAGAAGACTCTGTATATGGTCATAAAGATGCTAAGCGTCAAATAGAACGTATATTAGGACAATGGATTAATGGAGAGCAGTCGGGGTATTGTTTTGGGTTTGAGGGTCCCCCTGGTGTAGGTAAAACAAGTTTGGCGTTAAATGGTATATCTAAGTGTTTGGTAGATTCGGACGATACGCCTCGTCCCTTTTCCATCATAGCCATGGGTGGATCATCAAATGGCAGTACCTTAGAAGGTCATAATTATACCTATGTAGGTTCTACGTGGGGCAAGATAGTAGACATCATCATGGATAAGAAGTGTATGAATCCGATAATATTTATAGACGAGTTAGACAAGGTAAGTAAAACAGAGCATGGGCGAGAAATCATAGGCATATTAACTCATTTAATAGATAAGACGCAGAACACGCATTTCCAGGACCGTTATTTTACGGGTATAGATTTAGATTTATCCAAAGCTTTATTTATATTTTCTTATAATGATGTTTCACTGATAGACCGTATATTATTGGATCGTATTCATCGTGTAAAATTTAACTATTTGAGTTTACAAGACAAGATTGTGATAGTTAAAAAATATATATTACCTGAAACCTATAAACAGATGGGATTAGAGAATATCATCAATATAGATGATGACTTAATAGAGTATATTATAGAAGAGTATACAAACGAACCGGGCGTTCGTAAATTAAAGCAATTAATGTTTGATATAGTAGGTGAGATTAATTTAGAAATATTAACAGACGATACTCATGATATACCAATACATATAACAAAAGAACTGTTAACAACCAAGTACTTGTCGCATTATACGCCATATGAACCACAAAAAATATCACCGGAAAGTGGTGTGGGTGTAATTAATGGGCTATGGGCAAATTCATTAGGTAATGGTGGAATTATACCAATCCAAGTCCGTTTTTATATAACAAATAATTTCCACGAATTAAAATTAACAGGTATGCAAGGAGATGTCATGAAGGAGAGTATGAACGTAGCGAAAACCTTAGCGTGTAGTTTAGCAAAAACTTCTGGGTTATCAAAACAAATGATAAAGGATAAATTACAAGGTATCCATATACATTGTCCGGACGGTGCGACACCGAAGGATGGTCCATCCGCGGGAGCCGCCATTACCACCGCCATATATAGTTTATTAACAAAAAAGAAGATCAATCATTTGTATGGTATAACAGGTGAAATCAATTTACAAGGAAATGTAACAAAGATAGGTGGATTAGATTTAAAGATAGTTGGTGGCATTCGTGGGGGTGTTAAATCGTTTTTGTTTCCTCAAGAGAATATAGATGATTATAATAAATTTCTCGCAAAGAATAAGAATAATAAAATACTAGAAGGGATATCGTTTCAACCTGTAAACACCATTCATGATGTATTAGAAAAAATATTAGTATAACATATACATAACAAATAAAATATTTGATATGTATATATGGCGATTCAATTATCAGTCACAAATGTATTTAGGTTTATATCGTATATAACCCCAATATTATTAGTATTTTTTATGATAATGATTTCAGTCTTTAATCAAGATGTAAAAGGTTTAATTTACTTGGGTGGCGTATTGATTGCAATTTTTATAACAATTGGTACAAAAAATATGATTAAAGTACCCGCAAATAACCCTGCTTATACGTGTGAATTGTTTGACTTTCCTGGCAATGCTTCAAATTATACAGTTCCCTCTTTAAACAGTGTATTAATAGCCTTTACATTTTCTTATTTATTTAAACCTATGAGTGATTACAAACAAATGAATTATTCTATTATCATTGCATTATGTATCTTATTTATCATAGATGCGATAACTAAATTAACGAATCAATGTACAAGTCCTTTGGGTGTAATAGCAGGTGGTATTATAGGTTATGTATTTGGAATAGTATATTATTCTATATTAAAGTCTACTGGTAATGAACGATTTTTGTATTTAAATGAATTAAAAAGTAATAATGTGGTTTGTAGTAAACCGAGCGAGCAACAGTTTAAATGTGCTGTATATAAGAATGGACAATTAATATCAACAAATTCTGCGCCCAGTGTACCTAGTAGTAGTTAATAGTGTGTTTTAATTAAAGTATTAACTTGTTGTAATAGTTTTTTTCGTCGCATGGAATTTACCATCATACGAGGATTACCGTAATTTTTGTTAAAAAGGATTTGTACATTATTAAAAATAACTCGTAGATTTCCTTGTTTGTATTTACTCATTTCCTTGTAAGGGTAGATAGGTTTACGATTCATTATATTAATATTATTATGAAATTGATACATAAATTGTTTTAGGTGTTCTTTTGTAGGCAATTGTTTTATAGTAATAAATTTTAAGTATTCAGTAGCATGAGCACTACAGTCTGGGCACGGTAATATACTACAAATATTTTTAATAGTGTTTAATATAATAGGACCTAAAGTTTTGTATTTATCATTAGGTATTAGTTCAATAAGAGTATGAAATAAAGTCCAAGTAAATTGTCCCCAATTATTTTTATGTTTGTTCATAATGTATATAAAGATATAATTTAAAAAAATTTAATAAGATGAATAATGATACATTTTTTAAACTATTAAATGAGCCGGTTGAAATAGAAGATTCTATAGAAGATATAAATAAATGTTATATATCAGATGAAGTATTAGATGATACAAGTGTTACCTTAGAGTGTAAGCATAGTTTTAATTATTATCCTTTATATCAAGAAATTATAAAACAAAAACATAGTTACCGTAATAAATTAAACCATTTGAAGTTGGGTAATATAGAATGTCCGTATTGTAGACGAGTTCAAAATAAATTAATACCTTATAAAAAGTTATCAGGAGTACGTAGGATAAGAGGTGTGAATTCTCCTAAAGAATGGTGTATGATGGCGAATCGTTGTTTAGTATGTTTAGATCCGTGTTCAAGTACCTTTTGTTGTAAAGGTCATGATAATTTATACAATAAATGTAATTGTATGGTAATACATAAGAAAACTAAAACTTCGCGCCAGTGTAATAATAAAGGTATTTTTACAATAAAAGAAGGTGATCGTGATATAAAAGTGTGTGGTATTCATCATAATCAGTATAATCAAAAAGGTATATCCAAATTAAATCTATTTAAAAAATAAGAATAAAGTATATAAATGACGACTACTAAAGAGGAATTAATAGGTTATATACGTAATTGGGTTAGTTTAGATTCAGAGTTAAAAAATTTACGAAATAAAACAAAAACAATAAATCAAGAGAAGAAAGAGTTATCAAATAAGTTAATAGATATAATGAAGCAAAATGAGATAGAAACCATAGATATGAATGAAGGTAAACTAATGTATAAAAAATCATCCGTAAAGGCCCCCATTAGTAAAAAACATTTAATAACTTGTTTAGAATCATATTATAAACAAGATAGTGCAGTAATAGAGGAATTAACCACTCACATATTAGATTCGCGAGAAACAAAGGTATATGAGTCAATAAAACATAAAAATTAATCTAAGTATATCATATGTATAAATATGATATATCTAGTGTATGTAAACCTTTTAAACTAGAAGACTTACAAGAAGGTAGGATAAATTTATGTATATATTTTGCAAATACTAGTTTAAAAGTACCTTTTTTACAGTATATTTTATATAAATATCAAGAAGGTCCATTAAAAAATACATTAGTATGTCCTTTTATAGACTATAATACAAGAAATAGTTTAGAAAATCAGTTACGTATGTTTTTTTCAAAAATGTTTGAAGAGTCCATAGAAGGTCATTCCATAGAGATTAAAGGAATGTTGGAAGATAACTATTTATTTATAGATATTAGTAATTATATGCAACATTATAAAGAAAGATTAGGTATCTTTTCTCAATGTATACATTGTTGGTGGTGTGTTACTATAAATGAAATAGTAAATATAAAACATATATATCATTTTCCTATACATGAATCGGTTACTAACCTGTTTATACAACATCCTTCTCTACTGATAATGACTCATAAAAAGAAAATAGTTGACACACCTATAGTTGTATATAACGGATATAGTTTTAATAGGGCTGTCTTTGTAGCTATATTTGGTAAAAATAAAAGTTTTTCCAATGGAAGATATGGAACGTATTACTACTTTACCGATTATGAAGGAGCATTATATTATATAAAGCAAAGTATAAAAACCTGGAATCCTGATCGTGTAGGTATTGTACGAAGTATATTATTTACAAAAAAAAAACATGTAGTATTAAATAATCCATCTGAGACTCCAGCAGATTTATCAAGTATAACTTCATTAAGTGACATTGAAAAACAAGAATTATCTAGAGTATATAGTCCGTATGGTGAATGGGGTAATAAATATGATACGTTGTTTGTATATAAACCAATTTTAAATAATGGCGGTCCTTTAGACGATCCATTAACCATAGTAACAACAGACAACGAACTGACTACTGTATTAAATTGGGGTGAAATTAATAAATCAGATATACAAAAAAAACGCTTACGTCAAGATAAATTTTATATTAAATGAATATATATGATTGGAAAAATACTATTAGCTATAATAGCCGCAATGGCGTTAAGTGTGGGGTTAGTAAGTATATTTAACTTTTTAGGCACGCCCCTCTCTACGTATGGTAATTGGATTTTTTGGTTAGATGCCTTAGTATTTTTTTACATAGTGTTACCAGATAAACAAAGTTCAATATTTTCAGGTTAAATTAACATCCAAGGTTGTTCATTTATTAAAGCAGTGATATCCATAGTATCGTTAGTATTATTTTTTAGGTAAGTTGTAATACTACCGTCATATTTACCCGGTATATGTAGATGTCCATTTGTAAGATAGGGAACATGGAATTGAATATCTTTCCATAAAGATTTAATAGTAGTAGTGGTGCTTGGAACTGTGTAAATACACCCATTTTCAAATTGATTGTTTATAGATATGTTATACTCTTGGCATTGTATAAATGGAATTTTATTATCTTTATTTAAGAATTTTAAAAGTAGTTTACAAGAACCAGGTTCAAGGTTTTTGTGATGTATTTCAATAGTTGATTTAGTCATTCGTATATATATAGTGTAATATGTTTATATAGTACAATAAATATATTTTATTATACTAATTATGTTGTTTAATAAAATATTATTATATCAATACGGAAAAGTAGGTTCAAGTAGTATTAGACAATCAACTAAAAATAGTAGATATGTAACTAAACCATTGTCTAGTTATTCTACTCGTTTAATTCAAACCCATTCACATAGTGTAGCAGAGGATGTAATAAAAAAACATCCGGATGTGTTAGTGATAGTAATTGTGCGTTTACCTATAACTCGTAATTTGTCTGATTTTTGGGAGAATATACATAAACATGATCCTCATTATAAATATAAATCAATACAAGATATAGATCGTGTTTATAAACAAAAAGATTATATAGCATATACAGATCAATGGATGGATACGTGTTTTAAGATATTAAATATAGATAAGAGCAATTTTGAGTTTAATCATACGGATAAGTACACTTTACTTACTAATAAAATAAGAACTTTAATTATACGATATGAAGATCTAGCTTATATATCTAACACATTATTCCCAGAATACGGTATTCATGTTAATAAAAAAACAAATGTAAGTTCAAAAAAAGTGTATGGTAAGTATTTTTTAGAACATAAACAATACCATACGATTGATGAAAAAATGGAAGATCAAATACGTGCTAGTTATTATAACTCTGTATTTTACACTGATAAAGAATTATCAGATCACCTACAAGAATGGAGTGAAATATATAAAAAATCAAAAAAAACGGTACGTTTTGCTCCCCTTCCGTTGCCTCTAAAGCAACAAGCACAAGCGCAACAGGCAGCGAGGCAACAGGCAGCGAGGCAACAGGCAGCGAGGCAGCAGGCAGCGAGGCAACAGGCAGCGAGGCAACAGGCAGCGAGGCAACAGGCAGCGAGGCAACAGGCAGCGAGGCAACAGGCAGCGAGGCAGCCGGTGGTCAGGCGAGATTTAAAAAATATGCGTATGTCTATGAGTAAGTATTAATAAAAAATAATATAATCTGTTTTTATAATGTTTTTTAGATTATCTAAAAGACATCATTTAAATAACTTTAGCAGGCGAACCATAACGGTTTTAAATAAAGATGTAAATAGAGAATATTTATTTACACCAGGAGCATTAACTTATCTAGATACTTTTATCTCAAATCATAAAGATTATCATAAACAATTACTTAGTGAAAGAAATAAAAATACAACCTATGACTTTCGCAAAGATACGCAATGGATACGAGATGATAGTTCATGGTCCGGAGCTTCCTTACCAGATGATTTAAAATGCAGACATGTAGAAATAACTGGTCCTAGTAGTAATAGTAAAATGGTAATAAATGCATTAAATTCGCGTGCAGATTGTTATATGACGGATATAGAGGATTCATTATCTCCGACTTGGGATAATATTCAGAATGCCCATCATAACATTTATCAATCTATTCGTGGCGATTTGGTTCATGGAGATAAAAAAATACATTCAAATACACCTACCTTATTAGTTAGAACACGAGGATTGCACATGAATGAGCATAATGTATTAGATGATAACGGAGATCCGGTTCCTGCCATGTTATTGGATCTTGGTTTACACATGTATCATAATTCAAAATTATTATCACAAGGTGATAGTTTTACAACAGGAGGAGTATATTTTTATATACCAAAAATAGAAAGTTATGAGGAGGCGCAATATGTTAATACCTTATTCAATGAGTTACAAGAAATGTCAGCATTACCTATAGGTACGATTCGTGCCACATTGTTAATAGAAACTTATCCAGCGATTTTCCAAACAGAAGAGATAATTTATGCTTTAAAGGATCATATAGTAGGATTAAATTGTGGTCGTTGGGATTATATTTTCAGTTTTATTAAAAGTAATTTAGAAAATAGTAATGCTATATTACCAAATAGAAATATGTTAACGATGGATGTACCCTTTTTAAAAAATTATTTAAGACAAATAGTAAAAAGTTGTCATAATCGTAATATTCATGCAATGGGCGGGATGTCTGCATTATTACCGGATAAATCGCAAAAAAAGAACGAAGACATATTAAATAAAATACAACACGATAAGCAAATAGAAATAGATGAAGGGTGTGACGGTGCTTGGGTCGCACATCCCTTTTTAATAGATCAAGTAAAAAATCAATTCGTACTTAACTTACATGGTGGTGACAATCAAATCCAATCCTCAATGAATAAAGATATCGTAATCACAAAAGATACATTAACAACATTATCCTCTGATTTAGTAAGTTATTCTAATTATACGAAAGCGAATATTCATAATAATATTAGTGTATCTTTACAATATTTATATAGTTGGTTACAAGGTAATGGCGCGGTAGCGATTAATGGTGTAATGGAGGATATGGCAACTTGTGAAATATCATTATTTCAGTTAAAACAATGGTTAGATCATCAGGTTTATTATAGAGTAGGTGAATCATATAATAGGTTTACGGTACCTCTTTTTTTACAATATTTAGACGAACAATATAAGGTAAATTTGGTAAAAGAAAATATTGATATTAATAAAATGCGTGTATGTAAAAAACTAATGAAGGATTATGTTTTAGATAAAGATGCCCATTTTTTAGTAGAAAAAGCGGATGCTTATTTGCATCATCGGCATAATTTTAAAGGAATACAAATGCCCTTGAACGGATTAAATAGATTATCCGGATCACAATCTTTAACCGGTTTAGAGTTAACCAAGCATCGTGGAGACTATTTAACTGATTTTATGTATCATAGTTCTGAACAAAATCCTTATTATCAATTTTTAGGTACTACAACAGGTATATCTGCAGTAAATGTAGTAGCAGGTGGACAAGGTAAAATAGGGCCTTATGTAGGAGGATGGCAAATTAATGCGATGAGTAATCGTTTACATGAGACGTTACCAGATACGTTGCATGTATCACCGGAGGAACCGGGAAACGCGGCCGTAGAATTGAATAATCATTTAAAATCTGCCGATGAGATTCAATATTTAAACCAACAAAATGGCATTCAAAATAAAGATGTAAACTATTATGATTTAGCAATGTTAGCAGATTTAGAGCAAGGGTGGAGTAATCCAGAAAAGGTAAGACAATCTGTAAAGAATTCTATCCTGAATGGTATTAACATCATACATATAGAAGACCAGGGTGTTTACAAGCGGTGTGGTCATTTGGGTGATAAGGAATTGGCGCCTTTACATGAGTATAAAATGATATTAAAATCAGCAAATTATGCAGCACAGGAGTTGTTGGGAGTAGACCAATCAGTTCATCAGTGGGTAAGATTTGTAGCGAGAACGGATGCTTTATCAGCGAAAAGGATAATGTATTCTTCATTGTTAGAAGATAAAACCCATCCAGACCATCCTTTTATAGATTGGGATCGTGGATATACGGATGATGGTAAATATTTGTATTTAAAAGAAGGTGTAAATCCAGAGACAGGAAACGAATGGGGGTTAGATTTGTCCATAACTAGATGTACAGAAGTAGTAAAAGATGGATTAGCTTCTCATGTTTGGATGGAAACCCCAAATGCAGACTTACAAGTAGCAAAAACCTTTTTAGAGACGGTCAATGATAATTTATCGCAATATGATAAACAGGCGTATGGATTGTATAATCATTCACCGTCATTTGATTGGGATGTAAAGTTTTATGAGGAGGCGTTACCATTAGCGAATAGTATTTTAACCTTTGTAGAAACGAAGTTATATCATACCGATGATAATAGACATACAAAGGTAGATAGATTAAAAAATTATATTTCAGAAGTGGGTAATCATGTTCAAGGTGATCATTTATTTAATGATGAAACAGTCGTTAAGATACTATATGCGTGTTATGATCACATACAAGGTTATGATTCCGCACAAATCATGAATAAGTTAAAGTGTTCAACTACAACAATGGACGCATCCCTAGAAGAATCGCATTACTTAGATAGTTGTATAGATATATTAAAAGCAAATACTAAATCACCATTGGAGCTTATTTGTGATGAAATAGTGTCACATCGTTTAAAGAAATTTGAACCAATGTTAGCCTCGTTTGGTTTCAATGCTCATTTAGTAACCTTACCCGAGTATCATGTAATAGCGTATAACATGTATGAATTAGCGAATGATTTCAAAACGAATGGAATATATTCTTATGTAAATCAAGTTCAGCGTCCAGAGCGCATTCGTTATGAGAATAGTAAAGATTATACGAATTATAAGCATCAGACTGCTACAGGAACAGGTTTAGAAGCAGAATTCAATGCCTTGGTTGGTTCGTCAAATAGCAAAATTTTAAGTGGTTCAACTGAAACGGATGATGATTCAAAACGCAACACCTTTCTAAAATAATTGCATTATATATGATAAACAATGGAATTATTTTCCTCCCCCCGCGCTGGCGCGCGTGAGCGCGCCCAAAGCATCCGCCATGAAACAATCCTAAATATGACCCTTTTTCATAAATTGAAAACCTTTTTCTCGTCAATTCATTAAGTATCACCACCTATAGCATTATGGAAGAGTTTAACGCATCCAAAAATCATCGCACCGTACGCCTTCAGCGCAACAAATCTGGTCTCTATGAGGGAAAATGGTTGCGTCGTCGGTTTGCTCGGGACAATGAAATGTGTATGCGCATGGCTGGTTCGCTCAATGAACCAGATCACACTCAAGCAGCGTTCTTTAAAACCTTTTGCCCCGACGCATTGATGAAGAATATGGTTGAACTCGGCGAAAATCCCTATCGTAATCCAAAAATGCGTGCTTCTATGCACAAGAAAAAAATCAACAAATTCAAGGCGCGTGCCCGCGATCGCAAAAGCAAACTGACGGCGCGAGAATTCTCATTTGAGATCACCGTACCACACGAGACAGAAGTAACATCCAATCTATCCGGCGATAGAGTTCAGGCCTGGGACAACCATATCGCTTTTCTGAAGCGCGAATCGGGGCAACGCGAGATCATGGAAATAGCATTGAATGCCCTCATCGCTCAAAAACACAGTCTCGCCCTGGAGCGCGGTACCAGGCGCAAGTGGAGTAGTGTGGTTTAGAGAATAGAGAGAATAGCGCGCGCAGATAACCTTTTGTTTAGTAACTTATAGCAACTTTTTTATTTTTCATAATTTGCTTTCAATAAGCATTTTTTAATGCTTTGGATTTGTAAAAAATATCGCCTGCTTTTTTCTTTCTCGCGCAGCAGCTCCGCTATCAAATCATCTTGTTTTTGTTGTTCATTTAAATATAATTGTCTATAAGCATCAGCATCTTTTTTCAAGGCATGCATTTTTTGATGCTCTATGGTTTTACTTTTACGTATCAAAGGTTCTGGTCGTTTAAACGGAACCTTGTTTCTGCGTTCATCATCGTAATACCGCTTCCAGTACCCAATACGACTTTGTGGTTCATTATAATTCATTATTATACTATAATGAACGGCAGTATTTAAATACTTTAACACACAAATTGAACCCTAATTGTAAATAGAATGTCCATAAGTAAAAATGTCTGACATCATAGATAAAGCGCATGAGGGCGACAACTGGTGTTTATATAAAGCATTAGCTTATGCACTTGAGATGAACCCATCCGACCTCAACGAGGAGATCATGGAGTTTATTGAAAATAAAAGCGACACGATATTCCATGGAACGCCGCTTTCAGAGTGGATAAGTGGAGAATCGGGTCTTACTCCCCAAGAGTATGCTCGCAAACATCGTGATCGGCGAGCATGTGGAGGGAGCATCGAAATGGCAGTGTGTGCTCACATAAAGAAGCGAAATATCCGTGTATCGGAATGGCGCGAGTACCCAAGAGGGTATCACGAAGTGGTTTTATTTGGAGAACGGGGAGATAGCACAAGCATAGAATTGGTCTATATAGCCAATAAGTGGTATGAGTGCTTAAAATATAACTTCTTCGCCGCAACGGAGAATATAGAAGGTGGAACCGAAGATTGGCGTAAGACGTGGGAGGAATTCGAGCGATTGGAGGAAATCGAGAAGCGATTGGAGAATGGCGAGAGTGTGGATAGTGACACGGAGGAAGTAGAATCAGAGGAAGTTGGAATCGTAGTAAACGGATGTTATGGTGGATTTGAACTATCTGAATGGGCGCGTGATCAGTTTAAAGACCGGGCACGAGAAGATGGATATATTCCAGAACCAGAAAGAACCGACCCCCGATTGATACAATTGGTAGAAACCCATGGTAGTAAAGTAAATGGTCCCTGTTCATCGTTACGTGTAGAGTATATGCCGAAGGACTATGCTAAAAAGAAGTGTTATACAATAAAAGAGTATGATGGTGCAGAAAGTTTGGTCTTGCAGTACGATAAGTATAAAGTGGTGAGAATGACAGAAATTATAAACTCTACAAATGTGGCAGATAATGAAAAAATAGTCCAACTGAAGAAGATTATTCAATAACTTATTCATTTAATACCGTTGTTTCAAATATTTTGCTTGTAACTAGATAGGGGTCGCAATTAGAACTAGGACGCCTATCTTCAAAATATCCCTTTTCATTTTTATAATTAGCATTACCAATGCGAACTGATGCGCCTCTATTTGCTATACCGCTAGTAAATGAGTTATAATCAGCCGTTTCGTGTTTTCCAGTCATTCTTTTTTCATTACCGCTGCCGTATACTTTCATATGTTCCTCGTGTTTTAAAGATAATTTATCTACTGCCTCGTTAATATACTCAATCCCCTTTTTTTCCGAGGTACCTTCGCGCATATTTTTAGTACTATAATTAGTATGGCATCCAGATCCATTCCAATCACCTTCTAATGGTTTTGGTTCATAGTTAATATATACGTTATATTGTTCTGTTAAACGTTCTAGAATATAGCGGGCCATCATTAAATGATCCCCTTCTTCAATTCCTATACAAGGTCCAATTTGAAATTCCCATTGTCCTGGTGCTACTTCTGCATTGATACCGGATATTTTAATACCAGCTTCTATACAATATTCTAAATGTTTATCAACAATATCACGTCCAAATACATTATTAGAACCAACTGCGCAATAATAGGGTCCTTGAGCGCGCAGAGGTAATCCGTTAATAGGGAATCCTACTGGTTTATTAGTATTATTATCATATAGATAATATTCTTGTTCAATGCCAAACCACGGTTCTTCCTCTACTTTTTGGTTAAATAGTTCGACTGCTTTTACTCTATGATTATTGGTTAATGGTGTGCCGTCTGGTTTATAAGTATCGCATAAAACCATAAAATTATAAGAAGGGTTACCTCTAAACGGATCCTTAAATAATGCTCTTGGTTTAATAATGACTTCGGAATCAACTCCATCTGCTTGATAAGTTGAACTACCATCATAATTCCATTCGGGTAGCATTTCAACTATACTATTAAGAGCAAACTCACACCCCGGTAACAGTACGCGTGTTTTGCTTCTTAATTCATTATTTCCTCCTAACCAAACGTATTCAATGCAAAACGGTTTTGTGCAATGCATATATATTTTTTATGTTTAATTCTTTATATTATAAATTGAAATAAAATAAAAAGAAGATGGATTATAGATACAAATGGAGAAAAAGGCGAATGCAAAAATTATGGAATATGTGAGCGGTATGCAGATTAACATTATAAGCAAGATTCGTGAAGGTATGGATAATGATGATATTATTCGCTATATTCAACAGTACCCGCAGTTTAGTTTGGAAACAGAAGATTTTACAAAAAGAAAGCGCATTAAAAATAAGATACCACTAGCCGATCGTTGTTGTGCTAAAAGAGCAAATGGGGAGCAATGTACAAGGCGTAAAAAATCGGATCAGGATAATTATTGTGGTACACATATAAAAGGAGTTCCTCATGGTAGTATAAATGTCGTAGTTTCGGATTTTGTAGGTGTAAAAAAAGAAGTATGGGTAGAAGAGATAGGAGGAATCATGTATTATTTGGACAATAATAATAATATATACAATACGGAAGATGTAATGAGTAATCGTGAAAATCCAAAGATTATTGCAAAATGGCGAAAAAATATGCTAGGAGGGTATGAATTGTGTGAATGATTCAATTAATAGAATATCAATGTAAACATAAGGAATGTAATGATAAAACTAATAATAAGCGGGAGGTGATCATCTATGAGATGTTTGTGGCTAGTTTTATGTATTTTTTTACGTTTTTTTTTAGGGAAAACCAATCCATTGTTTTCTGGCGGAAACTTAGAGATACGCCTAGAGCGACGAGTATAATCAATAGATTTTGTTTCTTTATTAGTGCGCATTAGTCCAAAGTAAATAACACCATTTTTTTTGATTTCACCTATTCCGTGAATAACACCATGAAGCCACGTGCAGTTATAGTAATCACCTGAATACATATAGAAAAGTCCTTCACCGTGGAACCTATTATTAAACCAATATCCTTCATACCTATAGTCGTTGGTATAGTTTATACCATATCCATGTTTTTCACCACATTGGTTTCTCTCCCCTTCATATCGTGAATAAGAGTTTTGACTATCAGTTAGATATTCGGTAGTAGAATATTGTTGCTGCTTTGCCTGCTGCTGCTTTGCCTGCTGCTGCTTTGCCTGCTGCTGCTTTGCCTGCTGCTGCTGCTTGGCCTGCTGCTGCTTTGCATGCTGCTGCTTTGCCTGCTGCTGCTGCTTGGCCTGCTGCTGCTTTGCATGCTGCTGCTTTCTTGCCTGTTGCTGCTTTGCCTGTTCTTTACGTTTTTTGCTTCTTAGCATTTGCATACGCATCATATGGGAAGCACTATTCATAACAGGCATTTTGTATATAAGTCCATATGTAGACAACAAAATATCAATTTATGTGTAGTAAATGAAAAATATATTTGATATTGTTGAATTACGAGATATTATTTTATCTTATATTTACCCTCCAGTTATAAAACGAGGGATGCTATTGCAATATAGAGGTAGTAAAAAATCAAAACGATATATGAATAAATTTATAGGTAATTTGTATGTGATAGATAAATATTTACCTATTAACTTATACCCATTTTTAAAATCAAATGGTGTAGTAATGACAAAAGACGTGGATACCGAAGAAGGTATGATGTTTTTTCCTGACGAAGATGATTTAAAAATAGTGCTTGTATAATTATATATGACCGTATTAATAGATAGTATAGGAATATTTGGTTCTTGTTGTATAGCATTATCTTTGTACCCACAGACTTATAAAACAATTAAAACTCAGTCCATGAAAGATATTGCTATACCATTTGTATTATTAACCATGACCGGAGCATCAAGTCAGTTGTTGTATGGTATTTATAATAATGTTATACCAATGATCATAGCAAATGTTTGTGTTTTATTAAATACAATTATACTGTTGGTATTTAAAGGTTACTTATATATGTATATAGATGTATAGTAGCACTAGTAATCAAAAAATAACGAGAACTACTTTAATAATTATATCATTATGCTATTAGGAAAATAGGTTGTTTTTGGTAGTATTTTATAATACTGAATCGTGTAAAGCAAAATAGGAATATCTATACAAATAATAATAGTTTGTCCTCCTAGTATATAATAGAATTTAACTGTATTATTTATATGTAATCTATGAAAAAAAGTGTTATCTTGTATAGCATAAATCATATAACAAAAAAACGCTATTTTTATAGCTAATTGAGTTACAGAATAACAAATATATAAAATCATACAATTTTTATTGTAATTAGAACAACAACTTAGAGTTATAAATCCTAATATACAAGTAGTTATAAAATAATATACCCCAATAATATTGTAACAATAAGGAACAATTAGTAGTATTTGTAATAATAATAACCAACGAAGCCAACACGATTTTTTTTCAATAGTACGTGCTAAAGTTATATACTGTTTTGGCATAGTTATAATTTTATCATTTGCAATAACAGGCGAACCATTATAAATAATAATTTGGTCATGAATATATGGTTTTACATAAGGATTTTCAGGATGTAAAAAAACAGTATCGTTTAAACGATCCAATTCATCATCGGAATAATCAGAATCACTGTCCATAGTAAAATAGTATATATAGTTCTTATATATTTATAATGTACTTTAACCAAAGCGCATCCGAGATTCTGCATAAGATAGTTGTCTTCCTGTATTTGGATCTTGCATAAGTGTAGAAATAACTTCTGCGTCAGTGGTCGCTGTTTTTACTTTTTCCAGCATGTCTTTGTTGTCTTGGTCCATATGTGCGTATCCACCCGTTTCAATTGCTAATTCACCAATTTTTTCTCCTACAGTTTTTTTATTCTCATTCTTTTTCTCCATTTTACTTTAATAAATTTGTTATAATATGTTTTCAATTTGTTGTGCCGTAATTAATCTAGGAGGAAATGATTCAGGAGAAAGAAAACGGAAGGTAGGATCATTTACCGTAGGAATGTATTGTCTGGAAATAGTAGGTGTATCACCAACCGTTTCATTGCTAGGCATTGTAATAATTGTTTCCAAACAACTTAACCATATAAAGGTTATCTTAAGAATAACGCTTTTTGTATTTTCGTAAACAAACGAGTTCATTTCCATTTTACAAGGAGTTAAAATGTATGATACTCGGAAAAAATATATCAATTTGTGAATATATAATCTAAAGGTATAGTATAAGGATGAAGTGTGGTTTATTTTCCAAACCGGTTTTTTATGTTTTACTGTTGTTATTAGTAATCGGTATATTAGGTCCGCCTAATACGGCGGAAGGATTCCAAGGATCAGATTGCGAATTGTCTCCTGCCGAGTTTAAAGAAAAAAGTAAAAATACTAAGATGTTTACCCTATTTTACGCAAACTGGTGTGGTCACTGTAAAAACATGAAGCCACAATGGGAAGCGGCTGCAAACAAAGTAAATACCGATCAAGATAAAAAAATGGTCATGGTAAATGTAGGTGATCAAGACGATGCATCTCAAGAGCAATTGCGCAAAGAATATAATATACGAGGATATCCTACTATAGTAGATATAGAAGGTGGGAAACAAGTAGGTGAATATTCTGGTGATCGTAATGAAAATGCCTTTGTAAAGCACGCTTATTCTTTTACAAACTAAATCCATAAATTGAAATCTATTTCTAAGTATAGTAGCTAAGATATATTCAAAATGTCCTCTTTTCAAAGCAACGATGATGCGCTTTTGGCGAGCAAAGTACTTCGTGATCAAGAACGTAGGAGTAATGATACAGATGGTTTTATACCAGTAAAGCGCAAGCGCAAGGGCAGGGGCAAGGGCATTGCCACCATGAAGCAACGCAACCCCGCGGTTGTAAAGTCATGGGCGGCTAAAGTAGGTGGTGTGGGTAATTGTACACCACTGTACGTAAAGGATGAACCAGTAAAAAAAACTACATTGCCTCCTGTAGGTAAACGTAGTTACGCAGCGGCGATGATCCAGGGACCTTCTGCGGAGCAACACATAGAAGCAGCCAAGCGGGCGTTTAAAAGTACCCCGGTCGAGGAGTCCAATGGGTTGCCATGGGTAATAGAGCGGTTTAATTGGGCAGACGAGTGTGATAGCGATAATGAAGATTAGAAAAATTCAGAAAGGGTTGTTTAGTAATATATTTTTTCATCTTTTTGGTCTCGTGGTGTAATGGTATCACTAAGGACTTTGAATCCTTCAATCCGGGTTCAATCCCCGGCGAGACCTTTAACAAAAATATTTAAACTATTTAAATTAAATATTTTTCTTTAGTATGGGTTGGTTTACATGTTTCTTTTGTGGAAACTTTTTCGAAGTTCGTAATCAAATCAAAAAAAGCGGATCTGTAGATATTATTTATAATAACGATAGTGATGATGAGTTTACATAGTTTTAATCTACGTACCGATCTTTCAATATATTTAAAATTGTAGTAATTTTATGTCCGATTTCTGTGCTATTTTTATCTGGATGGTATTTCATAATCATTTCTTTATAGGTTTGTTTATAAGATCCTTTTTGTTGATAGAGTTCAAGAAATTCATCTTCTATTTTTTCTTCCATGGAAACTGCGTCTGCATTGTAGTTAAACGAAGAACATTTTCTTTTTTTTACTTGTTGATTTTCAAGTTTCAGATGATGATTTTCAAGTTTCAGATGGCGTATTTCTTCTTGTAACAGGTGCATGTCTTCTTGCCATTTTCTTTGCATTGATGCTTTTTCCCGTTTATATTTTTCCTTTTGGATATCTAATTTTCTTTTCAGATCTTTTATTTGACTTTTTTCTCGTTGTTTAGTTTTTCTTTGTTCTATGTCTTCAGGTCTTTCACTTGCGTCGGTTAAAACAGGTTCAACTATCGCTCTCCAATAACTTTCTTCTTGAATTTTGTTATATTCTTCTGGAGTTTTGTTCATCTTTTGTTTTAATTTCTCAATTTCTCGCACTTTTTTGTGTGCTTTCCGCATGGGGCACGATGTCCCTGAATCACCTGAATCACTGAAAACGGCGAATGGATTGGTGGTTGGCATGCTAGTATGTATTTGTTGATAACGCTTTTTAAATTAAATCAATTTATGATAAATCTTCTTTTGTTCATAAATTGAATAAAGATATCCTATCAAAGATAAGACAATAATACTATCATGCAAACTGATAGTATACAGTACCCATGTGATATATGGCGTGTGATTAAACAAGAGTGGCTTGGATTAGGAGAGAATTGGAATGCCGGTTTTAAAAAATGGTGTAAAGGAAGTATACTGTCCACTGTATTGTATAAAGATATCATTTATAAAGAGTATGTTAATTTCATTAGACGTCAGGAGCGTGGGCGAAATAATCAGGAGGTGGACATGGATTCACTGCATCATGGATCACCCACATTAGCTCTATGGTGGAATAAATATAAAACCTTTTGGAGTAGCAATTTGGTAAAAGAGCGGTTTAAACTACCTCGTTCTACTCTTATGGGTAGACTACATATAGTTTATTTCCATTGGGATTTGCAAGGTAAGAATGGGGAATCAGCAAAATATAAGGCTGATTTTAAATTGCTAGTAGATGGGAAAAAACATTGGGACGCCATATTTTCGCAACCGTGGTTTGAATTGCGTTTGTGTTACCTTCCTTTCGCCGAAGAAAACAATGATGGACCAGAAATAGGGTAAAACCATAAATTGAAATGATTTTGTTATTTTTACAGAAAGTATATCACACCAAAATCAAGTATGTACAGCAAACTTATTCTCGAGAATTTGAACGTTACCGCGCTCAAGACAATTGCGGAGCAATACGGACTACCAAAATCCGGAAAGAAAGCAGAAATAGTGGACCGTATATTGACTCACCAGGAAAAAAACCAAAAAAAACGCCGACCAA